ATTTACTAGGGGAAGCAAAGATAACATTATGTAAATTTCTGATGTTAACACCAGTAGAAAAAGTGCCGTAAGAAGCAACGATGATAGCATTATTTTCTTTTTCAGTGATTTCTCTTACTTTTTCACGGTCATCAGTAGCAACACCACCATGAACAAAGAAGACATGACGATTATCACCGATACTCTTATTTATTAATTCGTATAAGGGTTGACCGTGACCTTCAACACGAGCAAAGAGAATCAAAGTGTTTCCCTTCAAATCAAGAGCAAGATTCTTAATAAACTTATTTCTTTTCTCATGATTGATAATATACTGGACTTCATCTTCAAAAGTCTCAAAACGATTCGGTGGGTGTTTCAATAGAAGAATGTTGATGTCCAATGTAGCAACGTGACCTTTCTTCATCAACTCATCAGTTTTAATAATCTTATAAGAAGGACCGAATAATCCTTCTAAAACCCACTTGTGAGTTTGACTTCCATCAAGTGTGCCAGTGAATCCAAAACGATATTTACAATCAGAAAGTTTTGTCATTATAGATACTAATGACTTTGATTTAAACTGGTGTGCTTCATCTCCTACGACCACATTAAATCTTGAAAAGTATTGACGGGGGAGTTTGTAGATGGACTGCCAGGTAGTAATGATTACCTGAGAATCCGTTTCTCTTTCTTTCCCAGCATAAATCTTGTGGCAGTATGACCCCACATCAAACCCATAATCTTCAAAATCTTTATACATCTGCTCTACAAGGGATGTCGTTGGGACAACTACGAGAATATTTTGTCCTTTCTCAACGTAATATCTCACAATCGAGTATATCATCAAAGACTTTCCAGAAGCAGTTGGAGATATCAACAACTTTCTATTATGTCTTAATGCGTCGTATACTCCCTCAACTTGGTAGTCGCGGGGAGCGTACTTGCAGATAGAATTCATATAATCTTTTACACCTTCCTTTGAGATGTGCTCATTTACCTCAAAAGGAAGACCGTAATACTTATTGTTTCGAAACTCATAAGTGTATTCGTGCTGCTCACAAAATCTTATGAGTTTATCTAATAGACCAACGTATATTTCGTGCGTGTTTATGTTGAAGAGGTGGATATAACCATCCCACCACTTATTTTTGTAGGCAGGTGCAAATTTGGCGTTTGGAACTTCAAATTGAAATGCGTCTCTTAACTCATAGTAGACGTGTGGGTCTGCCTCAACTTGAAGAAATACCTCATTCTTTTTTGAAATAATCAAATGTGACATTCATAACATATCAGTTATGATTATTTATTTCTGTTAATTAAACCCTGCCTGGAAACGGTTCCATTCAATTGCGTTCTTGATTTGAAAAGTTCTATTAGAAACTGTCTTGATAATCTCCTCAAGAAACTTCAACATAATGTCATAGTATCTGATTTTAAGGTCTATTTTATTCAGTCTCTCATCAGCATCCAGGTGCCTCTGTAATGCTTCTTTGTCTCTAACTTTATATGGGAATGGATCTTCAACATAAACCTCTGCTGGTGCCTTTCCTGTGTAGTAGTTGTATCTTTCTAATTTGACCCTACTATAAGTTTCTCTTGCCTTCTCTCTTAGAAGAGTGATTGTATTGTATATGGTATAATATTTCGAATGGAGTTGTGGAATTTTTAAAGATTCATCGTGTAAGTTATCAGGGTCTATAACAGAATCTCTCTGCCACATTTCCTGTATTTCATCAAGATTCATAAACCTGTGGTAATGTTATAAACAGTATACTTGAAAGATACCTCTGCTGTAAAGTATTGGATATCTGATTGTGTCGAGTCAAACTCTAAGGAAGATAATGACACTGGAAATAAATCTTTAAATTTAACAATAGCACTTGTGTTATAATTGCTATCCAAGATATAAAGACTTCCATCACTAAATGCTCTTTTAGGATCCAATGGTTGAGTCAAATCATTTTGATTAGTTAATAGATCTCTATAATCTTGAGCACTTTCTGGAAATCCTAATCCAGTCAACCAATTATGAATTGCCATATAGTTTATAAGATCTTCATCGACTAAAAATTTTAAAGATAGATCACCATATGTAATTTTATCACCGGGAATATCGATATCTTTTAAATAAGTACTTTGAGTTTCAATTTGTAATGAAATTTCTGGAATTTTACTACTTGTGCAAAAAAATGAAACTTTTGGTTCTTTTGCTAAAGTAAATTTAAATCCAACGGGAGAAAGATAATTTCTATTTTGTATCTGTTTATCAAATGCTGTTGCCATTATTGTATGGGTGATAAGAGTGTATTGCGAATCATTCTCCTGACAAAACTATCTTTTTTTTCTTTTGGTTCAATTCTGGGAGAACTTTGCAGTTTCATTGGGGGAGGGCCAGATGAATACCGTTCGCCCGGTTTTATAATAGTCGATTTAAGATTTTTTTGAACTTTGGGGTCTGATAATTTGTTTACAAGATCTGGATGAAATGCTTGCTCACAAAAATCTTTAAATGATTTCATTTTTATTTTTATTTAGATAAAAAAAGACCCCCCATTTGGGAGGTCTTGTGAAAATGTGAGAAATGACTCACATAAGATTTGCAACCTTGACTCTTCTGTAGTAAACGTTAGAGTTAGTAGCAATATTGTCTGGAGCAGTTGGGAGAGTACCACCCTTAGCAAATGGATTAGCAACGATTCCATAACGAGTCTTAAATCCAATTTTTGGTTGGAAGGTTTGCTCACCAACAGCACGTACCATCTGGAGAGGTACATATGGGCAGTAGAAGAGACCTGCATCATAAGGAGATGCACCCTTATAACCGACAACGTAGAACTGGTTAGCAGCAACGTTTGCCGAATATGGGTCAATATAGACTCTATACTTACCTTGGAGAACACCAGCGAAGGTGTTGCCAGTGTCATCAACGTTGAGGTTAGCGTTAAGTGCAGGGGTGTAATCAAGAACACCTGCCATGGTGAGTGCCGAAGCAACGTCAGCCGAGCAGAGGATCATGTTACCCTTTCCTCTACGAGTTTGTTGTGCGATAGCGTTGGCATCGCGCTCGATTTGGAAAATAAGACCCTTGAACTTCTCAACAGACCAACGACCATTTGAATCAACGTCGAGGTCGAAAGTACCAGCGGTAGAGGTATTAACCTGAGCACCAGGAACAGCAACCTTATAAACGGTACGGATGATTTCTCTGTTGATTTCAGCGAGAATCTCAGTACTGAGGATGTTAGCAAGCTCAGCCTCTGCATTCAGTCCATGAATTGCCTTCAGGTCTTGTGCGAGTTCGAGTGAGTACTCAGCCTTCAGTGCGCGTGACTTAGCAGTAACGGTGAGTTTTTCAATCGAGAATGCCATCTCGTTGAAATAGTTGGTGTTGCCGTCGCCAAGGGCTTCAGCATTACCAGTGGTCATACCCTCGCCAACGTTGTACTGGTTATCACCAGTTGCAGCATTAGTGGTTTGATCGGTTGGTGAAAGAATTGAAGGGTTACTACCACCTTGAGCAGTACTACCAAGGCCAACAGTTCCATCAATGAAACCTGCAGTCAGATTTCTGGTGTTATTCTGACCAGAGAATGCTGAATCTACTTCGTTGTAGAATGCCTCAGCACCACTCTGATTTTGATAACGTGAACGCATCGCAAAGATAAGTCCAGTAGGACCATTCATTGGTTGAACACCACAAAGATCATAAGCGATCAGATTGGGCATTGAACGACGGATCAGTGAAATCAGTACAGGGTCGAAACCTGCAACTGGTGATCCAGTTCCGCCAGCGGCGGAACCACCAAAACCACCAGTACCGGCAGAGTTGGTTGGGGAAGCTTCTGAGAGGAAAGAACGCTCTTCACGAAGTTCTCTCTCTTGGTTTTCTAGCAGGATAGCGGTTACCGATCTACGATGTGAATCTGTGATTTGATCCATTCCTTGATAGTCAAGGATCGGTGCCCACTTCTCCTGCAGATATTCTGTGTTGTACATCTGCATTTGATTTTTACCTCTTTAAGAAAGTTTTGTTTGATTTATGATTTAAAAATCACTTATTAGCGACTCTGCTGAGAGTTTGAAGATATGCTTCCATAATTGGGGAGACTGAAGTATTTTCAGTTCCTTGATAAGAAGATTCTTCTGATAAATTCTCAGTTGTGTCTCTTTGAGTACCAGTGTTTGATGGAAAATATGATTCCCTCAGTGTTACTAGCTTCTCACGATAGTTTTCTTCACTATCAAACTCAACATTTTCGGCAAGAGAAGCGAGTTTGTCCTTCTGAGAAAGTGCGAGACCCTCAGCGACATCGGCAAAGATTACATCAGCAACCGACTCTGCTAATCTTTGATTTAGAGCAACATTTCTTTCGATTTGCTCGTTGAGTTTTCCTTCCATTTCATCAAGTTTATCTACCATACTCTCGATTACATCATATCTATCTTCAGGGATTGAAACATAATGATCTTCAAAAAGACTCTTCATTCCTTGGAGGAATGATTCAGTCATTTCGGTCTTAAGACCATGCTCAATTGCTAGAGCATTTTCTTGGACCCATTCATCAGAAACATACTCAAGGTATGCATCGACGCGCTCAGTAAGTTCATTTTTTATAAATTGAACTTCTTCAATGAGAGCATTTTCATAGGTTTCTTGAAGTTCTTCTTTAATTTCAGAAACTTTTGAGCGAATAGCAGTTTCAAAAATAGTACGTGCTTTTTCTTGGAACTCTTCAGAAAGTTCTTCTCCTGCAAGAAGAGCATTAACATCTTCTTCAATGTCAAATTCTTCTTCTTCAACTTCTTCTTCAACTTCTTCTTCAACTTCTTCTTCAACTTCTTCTTCTTCAATAAGATCTTCACCCTCTTCAACTTCTTCTTTTGCCATAGTTGGTGCAGGTTCGGCAGGAGATGCCTTTGCATTAACTACATCTTTAACCTGAGCAAGAGTTGCTCCAGGTGTTTTAAGAGTTGCTGAATCATCGTCGGGGCGATAATTTTCTGGGGTAGGCCCGCCCAAATCTTCCCAACTACCAGTTTGCCCAGGAATCATGACTCCAGAAGCATTCTGTGCAATGGTGCTCATTGGTTCGGCAGGTGCAGCCCCTTTGGTTACTACGTTTTCCATTTCTTGTAAATTTCTACCAACGGACATTTTGATTGATTGTGTTATAATCTATATTTATTTATAATTTAAAGATTTGACAAAAATTCATTGAATAAATTTAATTTATGTTCTTGCAGAATTCTTTCATCAATTAAGGTATTAATTTTACGCTTAGTTGATTCTGCCAACTTTTCACGAAGAATTCCTCCATCCCAAACCCACTCTTTACCTTCCATAATTCCTTGAACAAAAGCATCAGGAGCGGAAGGATCGGCAACTATATCTGCAGCAGTTGCCAACATAAAATCTTCACCAACAATTTTGTGACCTTCATTAGTTATTTTAAGTGATCCAACACCTCTAGAAGATACTCCAAGACAAACACCTTCTTTGATTAAAGAAGATGCAATTTTACCCATTGGTGTTTCAAGAATTTGAGCTTTACCAATAAAATTGTTCCCATCTTTATAGAGTTCGCAAATTTTATGTGAAACTCTATCAAGATTTACTGTAGGTCCATCAGGATGGCCAAGTTCTCCAAGAGCACGTCCCTTTATAACAAAATTTTCATTATAACGACTAACCTCTCTTTCCATAATAGAAAGAGGATACATTCTCCCATTACGATTTATTTGTTCTGCTTGAAGAAAAATTCCTTTGATATAACATTTTTGCGCAGAACCTATACCTTCTGTAATAAATTCTACTTTTTGTACTTCTTCTGTGATGAGTTTCATTTTTATTCGGAAACTAATTGAACTACTTCTGTAATACTGATATTTGTAGGGGACCCATCAGCAAGAGCTGATACCTTTACACTTCTAGATAAAGTTGATCCTCTTGTGGTAATTACACCAACTATTGAAGATGTATCTGCATCAATAGTGACTGTTTCATCTGTAGTTGAAATTACTAGTTGATGAACCGTGTTAATTCCTACTGGTTGAGCATTTTCAATGGATACATAATCACCAATTAAGAAAGGATTGCCGGCGTTAATGTCAAAAGTAATAACAGTTGAAGTACCAGTAGTAATTCCGACAATTTGCTGCTTAGCAAGTCTTTCTTTCAAAACCTCATTTTGATATGGTGGGATGTAGAATGAATTAGTTGTTGCAACAGGATCTCCTCCAGTTTCAACAAAAACTGCTGTTAATCCTACAGCAACTCTAATATATCCGCTTTTCAAAGAAATTGGATTACTAGTGACTGCAGTAGATACTGTTGGTGAAATTCTATCTACGTTTTGAACTACTTTTATTGCCATTATTCATCATCTCCACTAGAATCATTATCACCAAACATATCTGCAGCAATTATTGGACGAGCCAAATCTACCTTATCAGCAGATTTTGTATATAGTAACCCTTTAATTCTGTCAGAGATGTCTGATGGAGCTCCATCAGTTGCAATCAAATCGATAAGTTCTTCCATAAAAATTGATTTATTATTATAAGACTATTTATATTTTACCACCTTTGGGTTCTGGTATCTCTACCTGCGTTTCATCTACAGTAGGTTCTATAGGAACTTCACCACCAGCACCTTGCTCTATTGCTTGACCCACACCTTCTCCACCATTCGGAGGTAATGGATTGCCCATTTCATCTACTGGGGCGTTTGGATCTGGTAAAATTCCTTTCGCAATTTCATCTTCAATTTGCAAATCAATTTCAATAATTTCAGAATCTGTTTGGCGAAGAATTTTTTTGCGAACATACTCTGTAGAATAATATTTCCCAATGTAGGGTTCTACAGTAGTTGCAAGAGTTAATCTATTTGTCAATAATTCTGCTTCTTTTAATTCTGAAAAATGATTATCATACAAGAAGTCATATTGAATATGATCACTCATTTGCTCCCAATCTTTAGGAGAAACTATATTTTTTAACAATAATTGAGTACGAAGAATGTCGTTAAAAAGATTTGCAAATCTTTTCCTCAATCTACCAACAAATTTGGAAAACATTAATTCATCTCTAAGAATTTCTGATGATCTTCCAAGATTAAATCCATCACCACCACCAGCAATTCTAGTTTCAGGAACACCAAGTGCTCTATAAAGTTTCTTTTGAAAATATTCAATATCTGAAAGTTCTCCAAGATTTTGACCACCTGGAAGAGTCGTTATCTCAGTTCCCCTGCCACCTTCTCTTCTTGGCAACCAAAAATCTTCAAGCATACTCATAAACTTGCGATCATCACGAACTTCGCCAGTATTGGCATCATAGACTAACTTATTTCTATAGCGAGACATTACCTCTTTAAGGTATTGCTCTGCTTTTACTTTAGGAAGATTTCCAACATCAATATAGAAAATTCTTCTCTCCGGTGCTCTAGATAATCTGTAAATTACAAGAGAATCCTCAATCATTCTTAGTTGATTAAGTGCTTTAATTGCTTTATGAAGATATGAAAGAATAGTTCCTTTATTTCTATCAACTAATCCAGATGTGCAATACGTAATTGAATCTTTTGCAATTTTTACACCCTTTTTAGATCCACCACTAATTGTTCCTGTTGGGAAGTTTGGGGTAGGTGTGTAAATAAAATATTCTTCTATTTCTGGAAAATTATATTCTTGATCTTGCCCAAAAGATCTTGATAATAGATTTAAATTTCTTGATCCATTTACATCATTACCCGTCTTTTTTTCCTGACGAACATGTTTGATTTTCATAGGATCAATATATCTTAATTCCTGAATTCCAGCTTCAGGATTTTTTTGGTCAATAACTTTTAAATAAAAGACTCTTCCATCCACATACCAATTTCTGAAAATTTCGTGGGACTTTTTATCAAAGTCCATAATTTCTTTAATATACTTAAATTCTTGCCTAATAACTTCTTTTAATCTATCACTAGCATTTAAATTTGATAATTCAATTTCTACCGGTGAATCATATAAGTCACTAACAATGGCCTCATTTACAACACTTTCAATAGCATTATCACATTCTGGGTGTAATGCCATTTCACGATATCTACGAATTAAATCATATTCTGTTCTGTAAACACCTTCAATGTCTACATATTGTCCATAAAAACCAGATTGAATAAAATAGTCAACCCCGTCCTCATTATTTGGGGGAACGGGGGAAGATATAGATTTAGGTTTTTTGTCTTCATCTTCAATCGAAAAACCAAAAAGTTTCGCCATTTTATAAATTTAAACTACTTGTATAATTTATTTAGTTGATGTCTACCCCACCGGCCGCTGGAGAATCACCTTTCATTGCTTCCCACCAAAGAATTTGAAACTCTACTGGAAATTCTTGAATATTTGGAGTACCATAATCTAACTGAATAGCGCCAATAGAAGTTGGAAAAATATCATAAAAATGATATGCCCTTAAAGTTGATCCATCACGATCTAATTGATATACAAAAGCATCTGCAGTATATGAAGATGGATCTGTTGCTCCAGTATTGTCAGAAACTCTATTAATTCTATTCATCCAGTTTTCAAATGCTGATCTAATTGCAAAATCTGTGTCATTAAGTACGGTTACTGTCCAACTTTCAAAAGTTCTATCTCCAGCAACTTTTAAAGTTCTTCCTCTAAATGCAACATCTAACGGTGCTACATTTGATGCGGGTAGATTAGCACCTTTTACTAAAAATCTTGATTTGTCTAAAACATTAGTGTCTGCTGGTGCAATGTCGGGAAATGATAATACCACTTCAAAAAGATTACTTCTTGCGCCACCACCCGTTAACTTACTTTTGAAGTCAGTAATCTTTCTTAGGGGAGGTGGATTTAATTGTTGTCTAGTTGCCATGATTGTTTAAACCTCTAAATTAAAAGTTTCCGATTACTTCTTCGAAGTCAACACCAGTTTTGGTGGCGATAAAGTTAAGACCAATGAAGTTAATTGATCTTGCTGGTTTGATATAAATGTCAGCAACAAATTCATTACTATCTATCACCGCAGCTGTGTTATTTGTTTCATCACAAATAACAACATAATCAAAGATTCCTCTCTTCGCTTGGACATCGCGTAAGAATGGTTCAATGGTGTTTACGAAGTTTGTTCTCGTAATCTCATCATTAAATTCGAAGAGAGCATCTTTTGCTGCTTGTGAAATAGCATCCTCAAGATAGATAAACAGACGACGGACATTGATTCTGTCGAATGCAGAAGACTTACCAAATCCAGTCTTATCACCGAATAGGATAATACCTGCTCCTGGTGAGAAGATTACTGGGTTGACCCTATTTGAATAGAGAACGTCTCTTTGAGTTTTTGATGGATTGTATGCAAGTTTAACTGCATTCAGAATCGCACCTCTAGAAGTTCCTGCTGGAGAGTACCATGGGAAATTATTAATATCATTACGAGCACAAAGTCCAGCAATATCTCCATTCAGTGGTACATATCTGAAGGTATTTGAGAATCTATCATACATGTACTTATAACCACTATCAAATATTGCGTAAGTAGATGATGTGATAGGTGTATAGAATTCCACAACATTATCAGTGATGTCAGCAGCAGACCTTACAGTTACTTCAGTCTGGGATGAGGTGTCAGAAAGTGCTGCTCCTCTGTATGGTGAAATGAATGCGATTGCATCTTTTCTCAATTCTGCAACAGAAATCAGTTTGTTTGCAAGTGCCTGTGCATCATTAATATCATATGCAGCAGATCCCATCAGAAGGAAATCTACCTTGAAGTTTTCAGTATTCTCAAATAAGTCGTAACCGTCAGAAAGTTCTGCAAGAGTTGCAGTTAAAGCGCCTGCGGTTGAAATATCTGTTTGACCATTATAATTTAATCCGCCAGTAAGTGTGTTTGTAAAAGCGCCAGCAGCAGCAAATGTAATTCCTTCTGATTCCTGATTCCAAGCAACATCAGACTCAAGATCAAATCCTGTGCTATATCCAGTGGTTACAATACCAGTTGGTGAATTGAGACCGAAGATATACTCTGAGTTATTTGCAAGATACTTTCTCCAGTAAGATGGATTACCTACAGAGAATTCTGCGTCAGATGCCTTAGATAATGCTAAGTGCTTCTCAAGAATTGTGCCAGCATTTCCAGTTACGGTGCCGAGAGCATCAATAACTACGACATGAACTTCATCAAATCTTGATCCTCTAGATGCAGCGTATGCAGAAGTGCCAGGTCTTGGAGCAATGTTATTCCAAGAAATAGATGAAGTGCTAGTTAAACCTAATGTTTGCTGGTCAAACCAGTCAAGTCTTGAAGTGTATGCAGTTGATCCTAATGCTACCGCTCCACCAGTTGTGTGAATAGCAACACTTCCAGTGGAAGAGAATGCATAGACACCTGATGGTTGATAGTCAACTTCAGTTTCAGTACCTGCTGCAGACACATGAGAAAGTACCTTTACATATACATCAGTGCCAGATACTTCAGTAATAATACCCTTTAGGTATCCATCAAGTACTGAAGTGCTTCCTGCTCCAGCAATTACTCTACCAGCAACTGATTGGGTGACACCATATCCAACAGCAATATCAGTAATTCCTGATGCTACAGAAGTAGTTACTCCAACCAGAATTTGGTCTGCTTTAGAGTCAATAATACCAACCTTAAGACCATTTGACCATGATCCTGGGTTTCTTGCAGCAACTACAACACCTGCAAGGGTATTTTCATCATATCCTAATGCATTATAATGATCTAAACTATTAATTTTAACACTAGAAGCAGTTCCTACAAACCCATTTCTTAAGTCAGAGTCATTTGCTCTTACAACTCTCAATGCTCCACCGTATGCTAAATATGATGATGCTGTCAGCCAATGCTCGTAATGCTTATCTGTTGAGTATGGCTCTCCAAAATTGTTAAGTAAATCATTCTCATTTTCTACTAAGGTTGGCGAATCTACGGGTCCCTTAGCAAATGGTGCTACTATGGCGCCAATCTTATCAGATGAAGGAGTAACTCTTCCAATTGTTAAGTCAATTTCTCTTACTACAATTCCAGGAGATGCTAAATTAAGCGGCATCTTTATTCTCCTATAGTCCAGAATTATTCTAAAAGTATTTATTAAAAAGTATACTTCTGATGGGGAAACAATACATGAACATATTTACCAATCAGGATATTCATAATTTGTTGACAAAATTTTATTTTTTCTAGAGTTTTGAATTCTCTTTATAGTACATTTTTTACATTCATATGAATAGGATGATAATATAGTCTGATTTTTACGTGTTTTGTAAAAATCATCTATTAAATTTTTTTCTATTTCACAAGTTCTACACTTTCTATCTACAAAAAATAAATGTTCTACTTCAAATTGATTATTTAAATCCATTTATCTGTAATCCCACATATAATTCCATTCATTTGATACATCTCCATATTCATCCAAATTCCAAACTTCTAAAGAATTCGAATCATTTTTTTTATCGGCAAATACCCACCTATCACCTGTTTCTTTCTCTACAAACACCTCCATATCTTCTAACCCATCAGAAATAAATCCGAATGGTGCCATATCCTGCTCTATCTGATTTTTCTGCTCTTCATAGATTCTTTTACGGACATCATTATTCGTCATCTCTTTGAAATAGTCCTGTGCTACCAACCAAGAGAAGATTACAAGGCACATTGCCAAATCATCGTTACAACCCTCCTCTGCCTCAAAGGAGTTGTGTCTCTGTGCAAATGTAGTAAGTTCGGAGATGATATCATAATCTACGGTAAGTAGTTTATCATCTTCTAATAAAGTCTTTAAGTTAGAGCATCCTAACTTCTTCACAGCAGCAGTCATCCTCACACCCAACTGAGATTTTTTGCCACTAAATCCAGATCCAACAATTTGACCCGCACGACCTCTCATTGCACACATAAGCACATTGTCATATTCCAGGTCAAAGTGTAAAATGTTTGCTACTTGGTCTCCAATATCATTAACTTCAATCAGCAACCAAGCATCATTATATCCTTTTGCTACTTCGTGAATGATACTCGGAAATAGCATTGGTTTAATTTCATTATTCCTATACTTTGCTACTACCTTATAAGGAAACTCTGTAATATCAAAAACAATAAATGCGGAGTAATCATTTCCAAGACCACGAGCAACATCGACTGTGATTAGATAATTATTCTCTTCTTTTGGATTTTCATATATGTCCAATCCAGCATTTCTTTTTATAGGATCTTCATATACAAGATTTCTAAGTTTTGATGGATTGATAAGAGTATTGACAGATCCTAAGAATTC